GGAACACCATGAGCAGCACATATTCATCAAGCCTGCGGATCGAACTGATCGGTTCGGGTGATCAAGCCGGAGCGTGGGGAGCAACCACCGACAGCAATCTGGCATACGTTCTGGACACAGCCATTGCGGGGTATCAGGCGGTCACGGTGTCTTCAGCAGCCCAAGCCCTGACGTATGTAAACGGGCCATCCTCCAGCGCAGCACTGAACCAATCGGTGTACGCCATGTTGAAGTTCAACAGCGCAGCGGCAGCATCAGCCATATACGCCCCGCCAGTGTCTAAACAGTACATCATCTGGAACAACTCAGGGTACACCCTGACCATCTACAACTCTACGGTCATCGGTAACACCACAGCCGCAGGCACTGGGGTGGCTATCGCTAACGGCGACAAAGTAATTGTTTGGTCAGACGGCACAAACTTCTACGAAGTGCAAGCAGCAAACTTGACAGGCACATTGGCTATTGCCAAGGGCGGTACTGGGCAAACAACAGCCAATGCCGCTTTTAACGCTTTGGCCCCATCTCAAGCCAGTGCAAGTGGTAAATACCTGAAGTCAGACGGAACAAATACCGCTTGGGATCAGATTGACGTTGGTACTGCCGACATCACGGGTACGCTTCCGATTGCAAATGGCGGCACAGGGCAAACAACGCAACAAGCGGCGATGAATGCTCTGGCTGGAACACAGACAAATAATCGTGTATTGCGGTCTGATGGGACAAACACCACACTGTCTCAGGTCAACGCGGCGACTGATATGACTGGTACTTTGCCGGTAGCCAATGGTGGTACGGGGGCGGCCACTTTTACATCAGGTTCACTTTTAAAAGGCAACGGAACGTCTGCGGTATCTGCGGCTTCTGCTTCAGATATTGTGACTGCAATTGGCGCTACGGCTGTAGCCTTATCAACCAACTCAACAAATGCAGTTGGCTACAACCAAACTTGGCAGAACGTCTTAGGCTCTCGATCCAATGGGGCTACTTATACAAACAGCACTGGCAAACCAATAATGGTTTCCGTAGCGGCATCTCCGACCAGTAACAATCAATCTCTATCAGTTACTGTTGGCGGTGTTTCACTTGGCAGTGTCACGCTTACTGCGGGCTACACCAGCGGCAATTTTTGTTTTATTGTTCCAACAGGAACTACTTATGTTGTTTCTACCAGTGGTTCTTTGAACACTTGGGCTGAACTGAGGTAAAAAATTGATCCGATCAGTCTCCTCTTTGCCGCTAACGCCTGCGTTGCAGCCATCAAGGAAGGCTGTGAGTTATACAAGCAGGCGAAGACTTCTTTCATGGAGGTCAAAGCCACAGTTGATGAGGCCATTGGGGTTGGAAAAGAAATTTATGGATTCTGGGGAAAGATTTCTGCTTTCTTTGGAGCGAAGCCTAAAGCTAGACCAACGCCGAAGCCTGTGGCGAAAAAGAAAGACAAGTTCGTTGCCGTTGACGAAACCCAAGTCATGGTCGGTATCGTCAAACAGCTTACAGAATTTTTCAAGCTTCAAGAACAATTAGCCGCACACATTCGGGAGGAAGAAGAAAAGTCCAGAAACGTCTACGAACCTGACCAAAACCAAATGGAAGCGGCGCTCAAGCGGGTGATGGCACAAGATCAGATGGCGGCACTGGAGGTGACGATTAGGGAAACAATGGTTTATCAAAGTCCGCCAGAGATGGGGGCGTTGTATTCCAAAGTGTTTGAGATGCGGGATGTCATCGCCGCTGAACAAGAGGCCGCAAGACTGGCACAAGAACAGCGGGAGCGAAGACTGAAATGGCAACGACACCAAAAGGAAAGAAGCCAAAACCTACGAGCGGGAGCCGCCGTGTTAACCCTGATCTTTATCGCATACCTGTGGACGTGGTTCCTGTGGTTGAAACAGCTGAGGAGCGTCTGATGGGTATTTTGGGGTGGATTTTGGCAGTGGTGTTGGTTGCGTTCATGTTGCCGTTGTTGGCGTTTCTGTATTTGGACATACTGGAAACCAAACATGAATCCAAACAACAAATTGAAAAGGTTGAGAAACTGAGACGTGAGATTGAGAGGAAAAACCGTGACAAAACTCCTGATACCTTTGCTGATAACCCTGTGTTTGATCGGGTGCGAAAACCGCTACCGATACGAATGCCAAGACCCGACAAATTGGAGTAAAGCCGAATGCAAACCGCCGATATGCACAGCTTCTGGAACATGTCCTGACATGCTTGTTAAACCCGAACCGGAGAAAAAATAATGGCTACAGTTCAATACAACTCAAAGGCTCGCCTTAGCGCCGAAGAAATCGAAGTCCGTGTCTGGGCGTTTGTCATCGTGACCCTTGTGACTATCTTGCTTGGTGCGATGGCTATGTTTCTCTATTCTGTGACCTACGTCACCCAACCCATGTCCGGCATGGCTCCCATCGACAAGGTTTACACATCGCAGATTTCTACCATCATGGTATTTATTACCGGGGTATTGGGTGGCGTGGCAGGGCGTTCAGGTATCAAAGCAGTGGCAACCGCTATATCCAAGTCTGAAGCCAACGACAACGAGCCACCTGCGCCATGAGTATCTTTAACCCATACGTCATTTTGGGCGTTGTGCTGGCTGTTTTAGCCAGCTTTGGTACTGGATATTGGCGGGGAAAAGATGCAGAATACACCCGCCAGCAGGTTGAAATTGCCCGTTTAAACCAAGAGGCACGGGAGACAGAACAGCGTATGGCAGAGGTAGCTACCACCTACGCCCAGACTTTGAGGAAAGCCAACAATGTTGCAAAAGTTAAAGAAGACAAGCTGCGCTCTGATCTTGCCGATGGCGCTCTCAAGCTGCGGATTCCTGTCAAAGCGCCCAGCTGCCCCGTATCAGTGTCCGAACCCTCCACCCCTACCAGCGGAAGTGACGGAGGAACCACATCAGCCGAACTTGACCGACAGACTGCTGAATCTCTTATCGCCCTCGTCGCAGAAGGCGACGCAGCCATCCGCAAGCTCAACACCTGCATTGAACAGTACAACCAAATAAGAGGTATGAAATGAACCTGACAGCCAACTTCTCCCTGCACGAACTGACCAAATCTGAGACAGCCTTGCGTATGGGGTTTGACAATACGCCCGGTGAAGCTGAGACTGAAGCTCTGCGTTTGTTGTGTGAGAAAGTATTGCAGCCGGTACGCGACCACTACGGCAAAGGCGTCAAGGTGAACTCTGGGTTCCGCAGTCCTGAGTCAAATGCTGCTGTGGGCGGATCGAAGACCTCAGACCATTGCAAGGGCCAAGCAGCCGATATTGAGATACCCGGTGTTCCCAACGCAGAACTTGCCCAATGGATCATGGATAACTTAGAATACACCCAACTCATTCTTGAGTTCTACACCCCCGGCATCCCTGACAGTGGCTGGGTGCATGTCAGTTATGACCCAGACAACCTGAAGAAACAAGAACTGACTGCCACCAAGGTGGCTGGCAAAACCACCTATTTACCCGGACTTGTAGCCTAATCATGCCACTGCAAAAGCTCGCCTTTCGCCCCGGTGTAAACAGAGAGAACACCTCTTACGCCAATGAGGGCGGCTACTACGCTTCCAACAAGATTCGGTTTCGCTCAGGCCAGCCGGAAAAAATTGGTGGATGGACAGCCGACACCGGAACAACCACATCTGCGCTTAAACCATCTACAGGTGCGCTTTGGGGTGTAACCAGAGCAATGTGGAATTGGCTTAACCTGACGGGCTACAACCTGTTAGCGCTGGGTACAAACCTCAAGTACTACATCCAAAACGGCACAAACGGCTTGTCCTATGACGTTACGCCTTTGCGCAATACAACCACCGCAGGTGAAGTCACCTTTGCCGCTACCAACGGGTCACCCATCATCACAGTCACAGACATTGCCCACGGTGCGCAGGCAGGGGACTTTGTGACATTCAGCGGCGCGGTATCTTTGGGCGGCAACATCACTGCCGCTATTTTGAACGCTGAGTTCCAAATCACCACGTACATCAGTTCCAACCAATACACCATCACAGCCTCGGTCAACGCAAACGGCAGCGATTCAGGCAACGGCGGAGCATCGGTGGTTGGTGCATACCAGATCACAACAGGTACAGACATTTACACACAAAACGTAGGCTGGGGCGCAGGCACGTGGGGTGGTATCGTTTTTGGTACAGCAACAACTGTGATTACAGGCGGCACACTGTCTTCATCAAACACCACAGTGACGGTGAGTTCCACGGCTGCGTTTACATCATCCGGCAACATCCTGATTGACTCAGAAACAATCTCTTATTCCGGCAAGACAGCCACCACGTTTACAGGCTGTACACGGGGGTTAAGCGGCACAGGTTCTGGCGCAGCCACCACCCATGCAAACGGATCAACCGTTACGCAGTCCACCACGTTTACAGGATGGGGTTCTCCAGCGGCTACAGGTATTGGCGTACAGCTTCGTTTGTGGAGCCAGTCAAACTTTGGCGAAGACTTGGTTTTCAATCCCCGTGGCGGTGCGTTGTATTACTGGGCAAACGCCTCTTCAGCCAGCACATTCAACAGGGGTCAATACCTTGGCCCAAGCACATCTATTGTTACAAAGTCTGGGACTATCACCACCGACGCTTACTGCCCAACAGTCGCCAACTTTGTCATGGTGTCAGATGCTTCGCGGTTTGTTTTGGTGTTTGGGTGCAACGATTACGGCAGCACCATCCAAGACCCTTTGTTGATTCGTTGGTCTGACCAAGAGAGTTTTGCCACATGGTATCCGGCAGTGACCAACCAAGCGGGTAGTTACCGACTGAGCCACGGCTCGACCATTGTGACTGCCATGCAGACTCGCCAAGAGATTTTGGTGCTGACAGACTCATCCATCTACTCCATGCAGTACCTTGGCCCACCCTACGTTTGGAGCTTCCAAATTTTGGGGGACAACATATCAATTGCTGGGCCAAATGCGATAGCAACCGCTAACAATATTACGTTTTGGATGGGTACGGACAAGTTCTATATGTACTCTGGTCGGGTGCAAACTTTGCCGTCCACTTTGCGGGAATACGTTTACAACGACATCAATCTTGAGCAGTCGTATCAATTCTGCGCTGGTACAAACGAAGGCTACAACGAAGTCTGGTGGCAGTATTGCTCCGCAGGCTCAACCGTGGTTGATCGTTATGTGATCTACAACCATTTGGACAACGTCTGGTATTACGGCGACTGGGACAACTACCAAGGAGTCAGCCAAGGCCGCACGGCATGGCTGGACAGCCCTCTTCGCGCATACCCAATGGCAACCACATACGGCGTAGCTGGCGGCAACTCCAACACACAACTTCTGTACCATGAGAATGGTGTGGACGACGGCACAGTCAACCCCGCAGTGCCTATTGTTTCCACTGTGACATCTTCCGACTTTGACATCGGGGACGGACATAACTTTGGGTTTGTCTGGAGATTGATCCCTGACTTGACATTTGACGGCTCAAATGTGAACCAGCCGCAGGCTATGTTTACGGTACTGCCAAGGACTTTCCCCGGAGCCAATTACGGGAACTCAAACAATCCTGATGTAGTCAGTACGCAGAACTACCAGAACCAAAGAACCTACGCCATCCAACAGTTCACCCAGCAGGTGTATGTACGGATTCGCGGTCGTCAAATGGCATTCCAAGTCAGTTCCGACGCTTTGGGCGTTCAGTGGCAGTTGGGTGTGCCTCGGATTGACATTCGTCCTGACGGCAGACGCTGATGGCAACAACCATCATTAACCGATACCGCCCAGTTGTCCAACCACGACTGCCAGCGGCTCCGACCGAATACAGCGCCGAGTTCATCGAGCAGTACTCAAACATCCTACGTCTGTACTTCAACCAGCTGGACAACCTGACAGGTGTCGTCTTGGGTGAGGCAGGTGGTCGATTTATTCGGTTTCCATACGGCGCGTTCTCCAGCGACCAAGACCAGACTACAACGGCCAATACCGCTACGTTGATGACGCTCAACACCACGGATTTTTCCAATCAGGTGTCAATCAGTTCGTCTAAGATCACGGTGGTCAACGCTGGTATCTACAACCTCCAGTTCAGTGCGCAGTTCCAGAATACGGACAACCAAATCCAAGACATCAGCATTTGGCTACGCCAAAACGGCGTGGACATTACGGGGTCTACGGGTTTTGTGTCAATCCCAGCCAGAAAGAGTGCTTCGGCAGGCGAAGAGGCGCATGAGATTATTGGATGGAACTACTACCTACAAATGCAAGCCAATGACTACGTTGAAATCTGGTGGTCGGCCACACTTGCCACGGTAACAATACAGGCATACCCCACTTCAACCGGCCCCGTGCGACCAAGCACCCAGTCCGTTGTAGCTACACTTTCCTTTGTCTCAGCCCTTTCAACATGACACCCACTGAATACATCCAGTTTGACGAAGTCGATGACATTTGGATTCGTTCGTACACCATTGAGAAAGCCGGGTGCGGTTTGTCTCAGCATGTCCATGAGCACCCCCATGCCACCCTTGTTTCTCGGGGTACTATCGAAGCTTGGCAAGACGGGGAAAATATCGGACAATTCACTGCCCCTGCTGTGCTCACGATTCCGGCTGGCAAAAAACACCTTTTCAAAGCACTGACAGACGATGTGGTGCTTTGTTGTTTACATAACTTGCGTGGGACTGGCCTAGAGTCACCCAAATTCAAGGAGTAATTCATGCCCGCTTTTGCCCTAACCGCAGAACAAATTGCAGCACAGATAGCCGCAGAAGAAGCCGCTGC